CTTCTGCAACGTGCGCACCATCGGCATCGAGACGTGGGCGACGGCTGCGCAGCTCGGCCCCAAGCCAGAGTTGCAGGTCGAGGTCCGCACCATCGACTACCACGGCCAGACGCAGGCCGTCTACCATGGGCGCGAGTACGACCTCAGCTATTCGAGCGCGCGCGGCGACAACACCGTCCTCACCTACGTAACCCATGCGAGGAACGACAATGCCTAGGCACTACTGGGTGGAGGAGGACCAGTTCGCCGCCGTCCTCGGGGACATCCTCGACGGCATCGCCGACGGCTCCGAGGAGGCAGTGTTCAAGCTGGTCCACGACGCCGTGCGCGAGGGCCGAGACGAGTGGCGGCGCAACGCTGCGGAACACGATGCCCTCTACCACGAGGGCAACTGGAAGTACGGCGAGCACGTGACGTACCGCACGCTGCGCAAGGGAGGCTCCGTCGAGGGCCACATCTTCTCGAAGAAGCCTGGTCTCCCGCACCTGCTGGAGAAGGGCCACGCCAAGAGCGGCGGTGGCCGCACGAGGGCCTTCCCGCACGTCAGGCCCGCCGCAGACTACGCCTTCCGCTACGTCCGCGAGCATCTGGGCGAGTACCTAGCGAAGGAGCTGTCATGAGCGCCAAGTCCAAGGTGTACCAGGCGCTCCTCGCCACAGGCATCCCCGGAAGGCAGGACGCCTACCCCGTCAAGAAGGCTCCAGCCCCGCCCTTCTTCGTCTACACGGAGGAGTCGGACGGCGGCTTCATCGCCGACGGCGTCGTCTACGCCATGCTTCCCCGATTCCACGTCGAGCTTTTCGAGAAGTCGTCCGATGCGGCGACCGAGGCGCTGATCAGGGACGCCATCGTCTCGCTGGGGTGCGTCCCCGACGAGACGGGCATCTGGTCCGAGTCCGAGGTCTGCCACATCGAGCAGTACGACTTCACCTACCACTACAGAGAAGAATAGGAGGCCACCATGGCCGAACTCTCCAAGGTCCGATTCGGACTCGCCAAGGCTTACTACGCCGTCATCAAGGATGACGGCACCTACGATACCCCCGTCGCCCTGCCCGGCGCCGTCTCGCTCGACCTCAACCGCGAGGGCAGCGACCCGACGACCTTCTGGGCCGACAACATCGCCTACTACGTGACCCCCGCCGCAAACGGCGGCTACACGGGCACGCTCACTCTCGCCATCGTCCCCGACTCCTTCAAGGTCGCCGTCCTCGGCGAGGTCGTGGACGACAACGGCATGCAGGTCGAGGTCGCCGACGCGACGCCCAAGTCCTTCGCGCTCATGTACGAGGTCGAGGGCGACGTCGACAAGAAGCGCTACGTCTTCTTCAACTGCTCCGCCCAGCGCGCCATCGCGAGCGCCAACACCAAGTCCGACTCCACCAACCCCGACACGCAGGACCTGGAGTTCACCGCCATCGGCAAGGACTTCACCTTCGGCGGCACCGGCGTGACCAAGAACATCGTCAAGGGCTCCGCCGAGGAGGCCGCTGCGGCGTTCGCCAACTGGTACACGGCGGTCCCGACCCCTACCAAGGCGTAGGCGCACCAGCGCATCAGTAACACGTTGAGACGGCCCCGTAGCGCATCCTGTCACTGCGCTGCGGGGCCTCTCGCATACCCAGACACAGACAGGAGTGTTTGACCATGCTCATCAGGTTCAAGAACGTGACGGGTCGCGGCGTCCACAACCCCCTCCGCTGGGGAGACGGGGACGACGTGCACGTGGCCGTCTGCTCCATGTACGCCATCAAGCTCTACGAGCAGGCCTTCATGGAGGACCCCAACTCGAAGCACCACTCGCTCATCAACGACGTGATGGACACGGGCGACAGCGGAGACGGGACGTTCTCGGCCCTCATCGGCATCGACTGGGACGCAGACATGAGGGCCACGTGGGCGATGCTGCGCTCGGGCGACCTCGCGGGCCTCAACGACAAGGTCTCGCAGACCCCCGACTACGAGGAGTTCGTCGCCTCCCACGCGGCTGACATCATCGACTTCTCGGACCTTCACGTGTGCGTCTCCCGCGAGATTGATGCCACCTTTCGTGCCCTGTCCTCCCGACTCGCTAAGGCAGCGAGGGAGCAGCAGGGACAGTAAGGCCACGACGCGCCTACCTTTCACGCAGGCGTACCTCGCGGCCATGAGGCTCGGGTACACCCGAGCCGACCTAGCGACCCTCCCGTACGGAGAGGTCATCTACGACCTCGCGGCCATGAACGAGGAGCCGAGCGAGGAGGCGTCGATAACGATGGCGACGCAGGAAGACATACGTAACATGCTTGGGTAGGTGATTCGCAATGGCCGAGTACGCTGGTCTTGAGATTCGCATCGGCGGTAACACTTCGAGCCTCAACAACGCGCTCAAGTCATCGACCAAGAGCGCGGCTGAGCTCCAGAGCCGAATCCGTCAGGTCACCCGAGCCATGCAGTTCGACCCCACGAGCCTCGGCAACGTCGACACGCGCATCCGCCTCACGGGGCAGCGCATGGAGAGCCTGCAAGTCAAGGCCCAGCTCGTGCAGAAGGCCATGGAGCAGCTCGGCGCCAAGTCGACTGGCATTACCGAAAAGGGCGTGGCGAAGACGGTCCAGCAGATCGCGCAGGAGACCGACAACCTCTCGCTCAGTGCCAAGCAGGCTGACGAGCGCTTCGTCGAGCTGCGCGACACCCTCGCGAAGGCCTACGAGATATGGAACCGCGCCGCCCGCAAGAAGGGCGTCGACTTCCTGCGCGACACGCTGGGCATCGACGAAGAGACCGCAGAGCGGCTCATGAGCACCAAGACGGGCATCGGCGCGCTCGTCGACGAGCTCAGGGAGATCAAGAGGTACCGCGAGTCCATCGGCGACAACCTCCACGTCATCAACCCCGAGGACATCGAGCGCGTCAAGCAGCTCAAGCAGCTCGACTTCCACGGCATGTTCGAGCGCGGCGTCGGCCTCGACGACATGGTCGCGCGGGCCCGCGACCTCGCGGTCGAGATTGACGGCAACGTGGTCGAGGCTGTTCGCGAGATGCGCGGCGAGTTCGTCAAGGCGCAGCAGGAGAAGGCTGCCTTCGACGACGCCTTGCAGTTCGAGCAGCTCGGCGTCGACGCCCAGCGCATCGAGTCCGAGATAGTCGGCCTCTCCAACACCATCCGCGAGCTCGGCGACAACGTCACCAACGTCTCAAGGGGCGCCGACTTCCAGCAGCTTGAGTCGCAGCTCCGCACCGTGGACACTGCGGCGGAGCGCGTCAGCGACGACCTTGAGCGCACGGAGCGCGCTCTTGAGCTCGACCCCGGAAACATCGACCTCGCGGTGCGGCGATTCTCCGACCTCCGCGAGCAGCTCGACCTCTCCGAGGACCGTGCGGAGACGCTGCGCAGGCAGCTCTCCCTGTTCGACACCTCCGAGGTGTCAGAAGCCGTAGCCGAGCACCGAGACCTCTCCAAGTGGATTGAGGAGGCCGCAGAGGCCGCCCGTCAGGCAGAGGTGGACTGGCGCAGCTCGCAGGCGACCGTCAGCAACCTCAGCGACCAGGTCACGAAGCTTGAGCAGCACATCGCCACGCTCGGCAAGAGCGCCGCGACGGCGAGCATGACCGAGGAGGTCGAGAAGTACGAGCGCGCCCTCGCGCAGCTCGCTGAGGCCGAGGAGGAGGTCATAAGGCAGGAGTCCGCGCATGCGGCGGCAGGCGTGCAGCTACACATGGTCACGACCAAGGCCGAGGAGGCCACCGCAGCCGTCGAGCAGCTCGACGCGGAGTACCGCGCGTTTGAGAAGTCGCTCGGCGAGTGGCAGGCGTACATGCACAGCCCAGGGCTCAGCGCCGACGAGGTCCAATACGCGCGCGACCAGATACGCCAGTTCAACGACCTGATGGCGGAGAACAGGAGCAAGGTCGCGGACGCCCGAAAGGCAATGGGGGACTACCAGCAGGCAATCGGGGTCTGGGAACAGAAGGTCAAGTCCGCAGAGACGGCAGTGGGCAACGCCAAGGCCGAGGTGAGCAAGCTCAGGACCGACATCAGCAAGCTTGAGGAGACTGGCGAGGTCAAGGCGTTCAAGAACTTCGACGAGGAGGTCTCCGGATGCAGGAGCAGCCTCGAAAGGTTGAAGGGCGACCTCGAAGCCGCGAAGGACAGGGAGGAGGAGCTCGCCAAGGCCTACAAGTCGGCGAATACCGAGAACAACCTCGCGAAGTCGACCAAGAAGGTCAAGGAGCTTGAGCTCGGCGTGGCCGACGCCGAGAACGCCGCAAGGAGCGCCAAGGAGGCGATGGAGGAGTTCGGCAACGCCCGACTCATCCAGCCCTCGACGCTCAAGTCCATCGGCATGACCCTCTCAGCGACGCTCACGCCGCTCCTGACGGGCGTCGGCTACAGCATGCTCGACGCCAGCTCGACGGTCGACGCCGCCTACCGCGACATGCGCAAGACGGTCGACGCCACCGAGGAGCAGTTCGAGGACCTGCGCGAGGCCGCCATCAACTTCTCGCGCACCCACGTCACGAGCGCCGACCAGATTCTCCAGATCGAGGCAATCGGCGGCGAGCTCGGCGTGGCCGTGGAGAACCTTGAGACCTTCGCCGAGGTCGTGAGCAACATCGACGTCGCCACCAACCTCGACACGGAGGGCGCGGCGACGGCGCTCGGCCACCTCGCGAACGTCCTGCACCTCACCGAGGAGGACTACGTCGGATTCTCCGACGCCCTCGTCCGACTGGGCAACAACGGCGCCTCAACCGAGACCGAGATCGCCAACATCGCCGAGCGCATCGGCGCTATGGGCGCAATCGTCGGCATGTCGGCGCCCGACGTGCTCGCGTGGGCGAGCTCCATCGCCAGCACGGGCCAGAACGCCGAGGCCGCAGGCACCGCAATCTCCAAGACCATGTCGTTCTTCGAGACGGCGGTCGCGGCTGCGGGCGGCACCATCGACGCCAGCTTCGGCGCCATCGACGCCGCAGTGCAGGAGGGCGGCAGCTCGCTCGTCGTGTTCTCCAACCTCATGGGGCAGACGGCGGAGGAGTTCGCGCAGGCTTGGGAGACCGACCCGACGGCTGTCTTCGACGAGATCACGGCGAAGGTGGACGAGGCCAAGGGCTCGCTGCAAGGCATCGCCGACGTGGCTGGCATGACCGCCGACGAGTTCGCTAAGACGTGGGACTCCGACCCGACGGCTGCCATGGAGGCCTTCATCAAGGGCCTGAACGGCATCGAGGCCTCCGGCGGCTCCGCAGACGCCGTGCTACAGCAGTTCGGCATCACGTCCGTCCGCCAGAAGCAGGCCATCGAGGGCCTCATGCAGACCATCGACGGCCTCGACAACAACCTCCAGATGTCCGAGAACGCATGGAACGGCATCTCGGACCAGTGGGGCGAGGCTGGCGACGCCGCGAACGAGGCCGCGAAGAAGGCCGAGGGCTTCTCGGGCCAGATTCAGATAATGAAGAACATGTGGCAGATATTCCTCTCCGAGCTCGGGGAGGGAGCCGTGCCCATCATCAAGACGGTCTCAGGCGCCCTCGAAGGGCTGTCCTCGTGGTTCTCAAGCCTCGGGCAGTCCACCAAGACCAGCATCGTCATGCTCGGCGGCTTCGCGACGGCGCTCGGCCCCCTGCTGTCGATGAAGGCGACCTTCTCCGAGGCCGTCATCAACGTCAAGAAGTGGGCCGCCGAGACCCTCAACGCCACCGCCCTGGTCAAGTCGGCGTTCGCCGCAGGAGGCGAGGAGGCCGTTCTCGCGCTCACGGGCGCGATGACGGGCGCCACCAAGGCCAAGCTCATATTCGAGCAGCTCGCCCTCAGCATGTCGAAGACCATCATGTTCGGCGCGGCCATCGCTGGCGTCGCCATCCTCATCAGCGAGCTCAACAGGGCCCGTCAGGAGATGGAGACCCACATCGCCGCCACCAAGGGGCTGATGGACGCCCTCGACGGCGTCGGCAAGTCCTCGTCGGTGGCCGCAGGCGCGTTCGGCACGCTCAACATCTCCATCGGCGCCCTGTCCGCAGACGCGGGCGAGTACGAGGAGAGGCTGGCGAGCCTCAAGCAGACCATCGAGGACTCCAACAAGCAGTTCGGCAACTACTCGGGCCAGCTCAGCTACTACGCCGACACCATCAGCGAGCTGGGCGGCAAGGCGGAGCTGACCGAGGGCGAGACGTACAAGCTCAAGGCGGCGCTTGAGGCCGTCAACGAGGAGTGCGGCACGACCTACGGCCTCGACCAGTACGGGAACATCATCGACACCCAGACTGGCAAGGTGCAGGAGCAGACCGACGTCATCAACGCCAACATCGAGGCCCGCAGGCAGCAGGCGCTCATCGACTACTACAGCGACGACTACTCCCAAGCGGTCGGCGAGTACGCCGAGGCGCAGGACAAGCTCAACGTCGCTCAGGAGGAGTACAACAAGCTCATCAGCGACGCCGGCAGGCAGGCGTACTTCGACCACGCCAAGGAGGTCTACGGCGCGGCCTACGACGAGGCCAAGGTCCAGGCGGCCTACAACCTAAAGGTCGAGAAGGCCGCTGGCGTAGTCCAGCAGTACACGACCGAGGTGGACGCCGCAGGCAAGGTGGTCGAGACGCTCGACGGCAAGATTGCGGGTGCGACCGACAGCCTCAACAACGCCAACAAGGTCATCGAGGACGCCGCCAAGGCCCAGCAGGAGCTTGAGAAGCGCACCGCGACGGTCACGGCGGACGTCACGGGCAACATGAAGCGACTCTCCGACGCGCTCACCACGAGCGGCGGCACGGACGCCGACTTCAACTCCATCGCCGAGGGCCTTGAGGCCATCCACGTCTACGCCGAGGAGATGAACGACGTAGACATGAGCAGGCTGGTGTCCTCGTTCAACGACGTCGGCTACTCCATGAACGACGTGATCGCGGCCCTTGAGGAGGGCGGCGTCCAGATGACCACGTGGAACTCCGCGCTTGAGTCCGCTCCTGGGGCCGCCGAGAACATGGGCAGCGTCACCGCCGCCGCCTTCCAGTCGATGTACGAGGTGGCTGGCAGCAGCCTTGAGGGCACCATGACCCTCATCGCGGGCCTCGACACCGTCGAGGTCGGCGACAAGACCTTCTACGTCGGCGACAACGGCTCAATCATCGACGAGCAGGGCCGCGTCTACGACCTCGACAAGGACCTCGCGGACATCCCCGACGAGGTCATCACCACGCTCGCGGGCGAGGACAGCGACCTGAGAGACAAGATTCTGACCAACAAGCAGAACCTCATCGAGCTCGACCAGATGTCGGCCACCCCGACCATCGGCGTGGTGGACTACGCGAGCGCGAAGATTGACTACATCAACAGCAAGCTGTCGTCGCTCGCGAACAGGTACACGAGCACGACCATCTCCGCGAGCACGCAGGCCACGGGCGGCATGAACGGCAGGCCCGTCATCCCGCGCCACGCCACGGGGTACATCGCCACGGGCCCGACGCTCACCAACCAGGGGTGGATAGGCGAGGACGGCGTCGAGGCCGTCGCCAACTGGGCCACGGGCGGCGCGGTCGTGCCGCTCACCAACAAGAGGTACATGCTGCCCATCGCCGACGCCATCGCGAGCGGCATGGCGGAGCGCGGCTACGGCAGGGACAGCGGCACGCACGTAACCGTCAACCTCAACTACAGCGCTGGCGAGGACGCAAACCAACTGGCACGCGACCTCGCGAGGGCGATAAGCATGCACAAGGCTACGAGAGGCAGGTGGTAGCGAGTGGCAGACGAGGTCGAGATCACGGGCAGGTGCAAAGACAAGGTCATGAACCTGTCCGTGCCCTCCCTCTCCTTCGACGAGGACCAGAAGTCCCTCACCGTCAAGACGTCGTGGAAGATTCCCTCCGACCTCACCGCGAAGACCAACCCCCGCAGGGCCGAGAACTTCTCGTCGTGGGTCGGCATGTTCACCACCGCCCCCGACATCTCGCAGGCGGACCTCAACCCGCGCCCCGGCGACTACCACTACACCATCAATGCGGCGTACGGCCCGAACATCACCTCCTACGAGGGGACGATGGGCATCTCGAAGTTCTTCCCGTACAGCCTCAAGGGCCCAAAGCTCAAGATGATGTACTGCTACGTCACCAACTGGAACTGGCGAGGAGACCTCGACTGGCCCGAGAAGGCGTACACCAGCATCAACATCGTCCCGCCCGACGCGCTCTCCATCACCGAGCCCGAGTTCAACGACGAGACGGGCCACGTCTCGTGCGAGCTTGAGCGCGAGAACACGTCGGGTGCCAAGCACTGCGTGTCGATGTACTACCGCAGGGCTTGCTACGACTCCTCGACGGGGAACTGGGCGGCGGTCAAGGAGGTGCAGAGCGACTTCGCCAAGGAGGTCACCGACTCCGTGGACGTCTCGGGCGTCGGCACCATACAGGGCGACCGCTACTGGCGCTACCGCATCTACGGCCACGCCAACGGCATCGGCGGCACGAGCAAGAAGGACACCGAGCGCAACCTCTACATCTCGCAGCCGAAGACGCCGACTATCGGCGTCACGGTCGCGGGGACGAACGCCAACTCAAGGGTGTCCGTCTCCATCAAGGCGAACGCCACCACCGAGCACCCCGTCACCGGCATGCGCCTGCAGGTTCTCCGCTCGTCGCAGTGCACCACCGCTGCGCAGGCTGTGGCCGACGACAACTGGGACGACCTCGACTCGGTCGACGACGGCCAGTGCACGTGCCTCGTGGCGTTCGTGTCCGACGTGCGCCCCGATCCCGACACCTACACGTGGGTGCGCGTCAAGACGTGGAACCTCTCGGAGACGAGGCCGATACTACAGAACTGGTCGGCCCCCGTCAGGCTCAGGGCGCTTGAGACCAAGTCGCCCACCGCGTCCAACGACACGTGCGGCATCATCTCCATCGTGCCCGCCAAGGACGGCACGTCTGCTGCCTTGCGGATAGGCTGGAACGAGGACGTCGAGAACACGGGCACCGAAATCTCGTGGGCCACGTCGCCCAACGCATGGTCCGCCACGAGCGGGCCGTCGACGGCGACCTCCACGGAGAAGGGCACCAAGTCGCAGAACACGGGCTGGGCGCTTGAGCGGACGTACACCCTCAGCGACCTCACCCCCGGCACGACCTACTGGGTCAGGGCGAGGCGGTACCTAGAGGGAAGCGGCGACACCACCTACACCGCCTACTGCGTGGCGTGGACGGTCAAGCCGCAGGGTGCCGACAACGACAAGTGCGGCATCGTGTCGTGCACGCCCGGCAAGGACGGCGTCACGGCAACGGTCGTCGTGGGCTTCGACGAGGACTCGGCCAACACGGGCACCGAGCTCACGTGGTCGACAGACCCGAACGCCTGGTACTCGAACGTGCAGCCCGAGACCCTCACCGTCACGTGGGAGGACCCGTCGAGGGTCTCCTTCGCGTGGCCCAAGACCACGACCATCTACCTCAGAGGCCTTGAGCCCAGCACCACGTACTATCTGATGGCGAGGCGCTACCTAGAGGCTGGCGGCTCGACCACCTACAGCCCCATGTCAAAGCAGGCCTCCCTCACGACGCCCGACGGCAGGTCGGACGAGGCGGCCTACGACAGGGTCGGCATCGTGTCCGCAGAGGCGGGCGAGGACGGCACCTCTGCTGACCTCGTCATCGGCTGGACCGAGGACACGCGGTACGAGGGCACGGAGGTCACGTGGTCCGACCGCGAGGACGCATGGGAGTCCACCGAGCAGCCGAGCAGCTTCAACGCCACGTGGTCAGACCCCGAGCCGAGGTCGACCGCATGGAAGTCCACGCAGCTCGTGCACGTCGACAAGCTTGAGCAGGGCACGAAATACTGGTTCAGGGCGAGGCGCTACAACTCCGAGCGCACGTCTGGCTGGTCCGACGTCGTGACGGTCATACCGTCCGTGAAGCCATCGTCGGTGACCCTCGTCTCTCCCGCGTTCGTCGAGAGGGGCAGGGCCGTCGAGCTCTCGTGGTCATACGGTGGCGGCTCAGAGCAGACCGCATGGCGCGTCATGAGCGGCGACATAGTGGTCGCCTCGGGCGACGACCCCGTCACGGGATGCGTCGTGGACGCCGAGAGGCTCCGCGAGCTCACCGAGGGCACGGACTCGATAGCGCTCCGCGTCGAGGTGTCCACCAGCGGCGACTTCGTGGCCTCCGACGAGGTGACCCTCGGGATAGCCGACAGGCCGACCGTCGGGCTCGCCGACGTCTCGGCCACGACCCAGCCGATCTCGATACCCGTCACCGCCTCGTCGGGCAACTGCTACGTGACCATGGTCGTGGCGGCCATGGGCGCTTCCGGCAGCTCGCCCGCAGGCAACAGGGACCAGCCCGCAGGGGACACCATCTGGTCTGGCGTCACGAGGCCTGACTGGGCGGGCAGCGGGCCCTACTCCGCGACGGTCGCCATAGAGTCGGGCCTCGACTTCTGGGACGGCGCGAGCTACATCGTGTCGGCGGTCGCGACCGACCCCGTCACGGGGCTCTCGTCCGACGTCGCGTACTCCTACGTCGACGTCGGCTGGACCCACAAGGCTGGCATGCCGGGCGAGGCTGTCATAGCGCCCTACGACGTCACCGACGACAAGGGCGTCCGCAGGCTCGGCTGCACGGTCGAGCTGGTCGCCCCCGTGGACTACGAGGCAGGCGACGTGTGCGACGTGTACAGGGTCACCTCCGACGGCCCCGCACTCGTGGCCGACGGCGTGCAGTTCGGCACGACCATCGACGACAAGTACGCGGCGCTCGGCGACGCGCACTACCGCGTGGCGACGAGGACGAGGGACGGCGACCTCGACTGGGTCGACTTCCCCTACACGCTCCCGTGCTCCTCGCTCCGCATCGACTGGGGAACGGGAAGCGTCGACCTCCCGTACAACCTCACCTGGAGCGACTCGTACAAGAAGGACTTCGAGGGCGTCACCGACATGACGGGCGTCACCGAGGGCTACTGGAACAGCGGCATCGAGCGCAGGCAGTCGCTCTCCACCGACCTCATAAAGCTGAGGGACGGCGAGAGGGCCGAGGCGCTGAGGGCACTCGCGAGGTACGCGGGGCCGTGCTTCGTGCGCACCCCTGACGGCAGCGCCTACCAAGCCGACGTGCAGGTCTCGGGCATCGACACGGCCTACAACGACGGAGCGATAGGCGTCGCCATCGACGCCACCGAGGTGGCCCTCACCAAGGAGTTCATGATCAACATCGGGGGAGACGAATGATTGACTGGTCCAAGGGCTACTCGTGCGCATGGCACCTCTACGAGGTAAACCGAGCCACGTGGGCCGATGGGCCAGAGGTGGCCTCGGTGCGGTCGGCCAGCGTGGAGCGCGACTGCACGGGCGAGGAGCCGCTCATAGACTCAGGAACCATTGACCTCGACAGCCCCGTCGGCACCGACTGGGAGGAGCGCTACGTGCGCCTCGTCATGGTCGCCCGACAGGGCGTCGAGGTCGAGAGGGTGGACGTCGCCACGCTTCTAGCACCGAAGAACGGCGGGACGATAGACAGGGGCACCGACTCGGCGTCCCTGTCCTGCCTCTCGGTGCTGTGGCCCGCGTCCAAGACCACGCTCGCGCCCGGCACCTTCGCCCCGAAGGGATGCGACGGCGCTGCGTGGGCTGCGCGGATGCTCTCGTCCGCCATCAACGCGCCAGTCACGAGCAACGGCTCGTTCATCCTCGACGAGCACTACGTCTTCGACCTCGGCACGTCCGCGCTCTCTGCGGCGTGGAAGCTCGTGAACGCAGGCGGATTCACCATAACCATCGACGGCAGGGGACAGGTCGAGATAGGCCCGAAGTCCACCACGCCCGCGCTGGCGCTTGAGGCCGCGAGCGCACGGCTGCTCATGCCGTCCGTCTCGTACGAGCTCGACTGGTCGGTCGTGCCGAACAGGTACATGGCGATGGAGGAGGAGGTCTACGCCGAGGCCGTCAACGACGACCCGACCAGCCCCACGTCCATAGCGACGAGGGGCTACGTCAGGGACCCAGACGACGGCATAGACGACGCTCCCGTGAGGGTCAACGGCGAGTCACTCCAAGGCTATTGCAGGCGGAGGCTTGAGGAGGAGTCGGTCATCACCGACACCCGCACCTACAGGCGCAAGTGGTGGCCGAGCGTGAGCCCTGGCTCGCTCGTGTCGGGGACCCTCTCCTCCGTGGGCATCGAGGGCGAGATGAGGGTCGAGCGCCAGTCCATCGAGTGCGGCGCTGGCCTGTTCGTCGACGAGGTCGCGTCGAGGGAGGTTCACGCATGGCTAAGGTCATAGACGCCCCGACGACTTGGGGCTTCGTCGACGCCATCACGGAGTCCTCCGGTGCCAAGCCGAGCCAAGAGGCCATCGTCACCGTATCCCGCAGGGACGGCAGCGGCAAGGTCTGGGTGCGCTTCGACGGTCAGACGAGGGACACACCCGTGGCCGTGGAGCTGCAAAGGGTGAGCGTCGGCGAGAGGTGCAAGGTGTCCGTCCACGGCGGGCGCGTGACCATCGTCGGCAACTCAAGCTCGCCCGCAGTGGGAAGCGACGCGGTCGACGAGGCGATAGCTCCGACCAAGAAGGTGGCGGAGACATCGGTATTCATGGCACGCGAGGCCAAGCTCGCGGCAAACAGCGCCATCTCCGACGCTGGCATCGCGAGGGCCTCTGCGGACACGGCAGTGAGGGACGCGGCCACCGCCAAGGTGTCTGCGGACAGCGCCGTCGCGGACGCGGCGTCTGCCAAGGCCAGCGCACAGGTGGCGCAGGACGCGGCTGGCGTGGCCCAGCAGGAGGCCGAGGCGGCAAGCGCGAGCGCGGCGCAGGCCAACACGGCGGCGAACGACGCGCTGACGCAGCTCGGCGTGGTGCAGGACGTGACGGGAACCCTAGCTTGGGTGACCGAGCACGGGACGTACGAGAAGACCAAGGACACGTCCGTCCAAGACGGCAAGGCCTACTTCGTGCGCACGGGCTCGGAGCCCTACACCTACGTGGCGGTATCCGACCCCAAGGACGCGGACATCGCCAACTACTACGAGCTGACGATAGACGAGGCCCTGTCCCAGTACGTGTCCAGCCACCTCGCGCTCACCGACGCTGGCCTCTACGTCACCAAGGACGCCAGCGGCTACCGCGTGCTGCTCGCAAACGACGGCATGTCGGTCGTGGACCCGCAGGGCCACACCGTCGCCAAGTACGGCGAGGGCACGACATTTGCCGCAGACCGAGACTGGTACGTGGGCAGCTCAAAGGCGTTCGTCTTCTACGACGCCAGCGAGGGCACGCTGCAAATCGGCGGCTCGGACGTCACCATAGGCGGCAAGGCACCCGCCGACCTGCTCACCTCGCTCGACGTGAGCGTGACGCAGACCAGCACGGGCGCTGACATCACCGTCAACGGCGACACAGTCTCGATCACGAACGGCCAGAACGGCACCGACGGCAAGACCTACTACACGCACATCCGCTACTCGGAGAGCGCGGACGGCACGGGCCACGTCGCCTCGCCGACCGCCTCGACCGTCTACATCGGCACCTACACTGGCACAAGCTCGACCGCGCCCAGCTCCAAGACCTCGTACAAGTGGAGCAAGTACGTGGGCAAGGACGGCAACGACGCCGCGCCCCTCACCGTCACCGCGACCTCGACAGAGTACCAGCTCTCCACGAGCGGCACCGAGGTGCCGACGGGGGAGTGGAGCGCGACGCCGCTCGCACCCACGCAGACCGAGTTCCTCTGGACGAAGACGACGCTCACGTTCAGCGACGGCACCACGGCCACGAGCTACAGCGTGGGCGGCTTAGCTGGCGCGAAGGGCGACAAGGGCGACCAGGGCGACACGGGCCCCGAGGGCATCGTGTCCGTCACGCCCGACGCAATCGACTGGGACGCCAGCACGGCGACGCTCCGCGCGACGCTGTGGGTCAACGGCGAGGACGTCCATCCGACAGCGTGGTCATGGACCAAGAACCTCGACAGCACGGTGCTCGGCACGGGCCAGACGCTTGAGGTCACCGACCTCGACGCGACGTACCGATGCACGGTCACATGGTAGGGAGGCGCGAATGCCGACACAGACTGGCACGATAGACCTCCGCTCGGGCAACGCGATCAGGCTCTACGCCGAGCAGGGCTTCTCGTCGCTCGACGAGAAGTACGTCGAGCAGTCCGAGATTGACTCAAAGGCCGACGAGATTCGCGGCGAGGTCCGCAAGGAGATTTACGAGCTCGACGAGAACGGCGAGCCGACCTCCACGGCGAGGTGGGTGGCGGCCATCACCGAAAGCGCCACCAGCATCACGTCCAGCGTCGAAGGCAGCTACGCCACAAAGAGCGACCTCAAAAACGAGGTGACGGCCCGCACCAACTTCCAGCAGAGCACCAACGACTTCATCGCGACCATATCGCGCGACTACGCCACCAAGGACGAGGTGGCAACCCTCGTCCGCGCCTACGACAACGGAGTGCTCGTCTGCAAGAAGGGCCAGACGGTTGGTGCGCTCGTCAACGCGGACGGCAGCTTCGACGTGGTCACCGTCTCGTGGGAGGGCGAGGACGGCGGCACCCCGAACGCCGTGACGCAGGCCCCGCTCACGCACATCGCGGGCGACGTCGCGACGTTCGGCAGCAGGTCGGGCGCGTTCGTCGCCATCGAGACGGTCGAGGTCGAGGACACGTCAGGCCAAGTCTCCACGACAAGGCAGCTCGGGTTCTACGACGGCACGAACCCAGACAAGGACCCGCAGCTCGTGGCCTACATGAGGAACGGCCTGTTCTACGTCGCAAACACCATGGTGCTCCACACCATGCGCGTGGGCGAGGACGACCCGACAACGCAGGACGTGACCGAGGGCTGGGAGTGGAAGTACCAGTCCGCTGGCTCGACCAAGGGCAACCTGACGCTAAGGTGGGTGGGCTAATGGGCACTTACTTCTACGGTGGCGTTACGAACCACTGGCGTGCGTGCGGCGAGTACGCCGTGACGACCTACGACGAGTATTGCAAGATCGACCTCAACGCGGGTGCCCAGTCGCAGGCCTGGGGCTTCTCCATCTCCTATGTCGACTGCACGGCGTCCATCAGCGGCAACGCGAAGACGACGTATGACAACGACTTCGACACCGGCAGCGGCACCACGACGGTCGTGTGGATGGCGTATCACTCCGTGAACGTTACCCGCACGCACAGCGCCCAGACCGTAACCATCTACTCCTACGTCGACAACCACTCCGGCTACATGAACGGCAATTCGTACGCCGAGGCGAAGGTCACCGTTCCTGCGAGGGCCAGCTACACGGTCTCCTACAACGCAAACAAGGGCAGCGGCGCACCGTCCAGCCAGACCAAGTGGTACAAAGAGGACCTGACACTCAGCTCGACCAAGCCGACGAGGACGGGATACACGTTCCTCGGGTGGTCGACCTCGGACAAGGCCACGAGCGCGACGTATGCCGCTGGCGGCAAGTACACCGCCAACAGCGGCGCGACCCTCTACGCCGTGTGGAAGGCCGACACCTACACGGTCTCCTACGTGGCAAACGGCGGTACTGGCACCACCACGGCGCAGACCAAGACCTACGACGTCGCGTTGCCGCTTCATGCGGCGCTCTCCCGTGCGAGCTCGTCCACGAAATACACCGTCACGCTCAACGCGAACGGCGGCTCGTCGACTGGCGACTCCGACAACAAGCTCGAATCGAACAAGACCGTCACGTTCACGTGGGCGGGCTGGAAGTCCTCCGCAGACAACAGTGTCTACGCCGCAGGGTCCAACTACACGCTCAACAAGGCGACCACCATGACCGCGCAGTGGACGTCCAAAGAGTCCGGCGGCTCGGTCACGCTGCCAACGCCGACCCGCGCCAGCTACACGTTCAGCGGGTGGTACACGGCGGCGACAGGCGGCAGCAAGGCAGGCAACGCGGGGGCTTCGTACACGCCTACGGGCAACGTCACGCTCTGGGCGCGGTGGTACCAGTCGAGCTGGACGGTCTCGTACAACGCCAACACCACCAGCCCCGTGGAGAACATCCCCAGCTCCCAGACCAAGACGCAGGGCTCGACGCTGACCCTCAGCTCGACCGTGCCCACGCGCACGGGTTACACGTTCCTCGGGTGGAACACGTCGAGCACGGCCACGACGGCGACCTACCAGCCGGGCGGCTCGTACACGGCTGACGCCGCCGCCGTGCTCTACGCCATATGGCGGGAGAACACCTTCACCATCACGTACAACGCAAACGAAGGCACGCGGGCACCAGCGGCCACGACCAAGTGGTACACCAAGGACGCCACGATCACCACGGGC